AACTTGACCCTGCAACTGGATTTACTGGGTCTATTCGTGAAGCAGAACTTGCTCCAGCTGGTTATAGAAAGTTTGAAGTTGGTCTTTCTATCCTATCGCCAACTACAAATAATGCAGTTGTTTCTAACAATGACCAAGATGCAGCAAATCTAATTGACCTTAACAGAGACTTTATTGCGTCTGAAGTATACGGTTACATCACTCGTAAATATCCTTATCTTCTTACCAAAGAAGGTCTCACTATTGGCAAGTGCCGTCGCGACGTTGGGTATATCCTAGAAGCAGTTGCTAATGACCTTCGCGTTGGCGGTAACGTCAACAGCGTCCAAGCAGGTCAAGCATACTATACTGGTAATCAATTAGACTTCATTGAAGGTGAAAGAGAAGAGACTCTAGAGGCATTCTCATATGCTAGAAGTCTTGCAGTTGCTGCAATGCGTAACTGGGAATTCCGTATTGAAAATTGCAGCACTTTCTTAAATAATGATGTTGTAACTATTCCTGCAGCAATCACCACTATTGGTATTGTTGAGGGTATGTCAGTTACGGCAACTCCTGCAACTGGTCAGAATAATCCAATTCCTGCTGGCACTTATGTTAAGGAAATTATTAGCACTACTCAGATTAGACTTGGTAATGCTAATGACACTGACACTGTAAATGCTACCGCTACCATTACTGCAACTGGTCCTGCCGCTGGTGGTATTACACTCAATTTTGAATTAAATCAACCTAAGTTTGCTAGCTCCTCAGGTAGAGCATTTGATGCTGGCACTCTCATCACACTAAACAAAGACTTCATTGCTGAAGAAGCACTTATCCTCGCTAAACAGTGGGACCCTTCAACTACTGTCCCTGACGAAACCAAGTGTAAGCGTGACATCGGTCTAATCCTCGATGGTCTTGTTACTGACCTCAGGACATTTGGTAACGCTGGTATCGTTGATGCAGCAACTTCTTATGTTGGTGAAGCAGAAAGATATTCTATCTCTAAAGAGTTAATTCTTGCCAATAAGAGAGAAATTGTTGATAAAGCAGCAGCAAAACTTGCTATTGAGTATCCTGATTTCTACTACGGTGGTAGTGGATTTAGTAATGGTGGCGATGCCCAAACTAATGTATATTCTAGATATAAGGACTCATATCGTCTAATTCAGCAGAATAAGCAACATATTCAAGATAAAGCAACTGCGGAAGTTGCTGTTGCACATCCAGATTTCTACTTCCCAGATGACCAACAAACTGATAATGGGTCTAGATTTGCTGATTCATATAGATTAATTAATCAGAATAAGACTGAAATTGTCCAAGCAGCATATGATGAAATTGCATTGCAACATCCTGGTTTTGTTGCACCAGATGCTGCTAAACTATTAAAAGACATAAGCACTTTTGTTGATTCTGCAACTCTTGATTTATTCCAAGGTGGTAATAGATATACTCGTTTGTTTACTCTTCAGTATTTTACTGAAGGTGGTCCTGGCACTATTGCAGCAGAAACAAATACTGCTCTTAATAAAGCAGGTGCGATGATGAAGGCAGCTGTCACTAATCAGTTGACAGTAAAAGATCTCACAATCACTGCTGACCCTGTAACTGGTAGCAATACAGACCCATTATCTTGCTCTAACGTCCGCACTACAATTGATAATTTAACGGGTATTCCTGTTGCAAGTATCACTGCTGGGAATACAAATTCACTTCCAAATGAATCTGTCGGTAATATTATTACTGCAGGCGAAGAGAAGTGTAAGCGTGATATTGGATATTTTATCGATGCTATCTCTACTGACCTCACAACACTTGGCAACTCATACTCTATTGACTTTATCAAGCAGTATTTTGTTGAAGGTGCAGTAAATGGTAAGATTCTTACTTTCACAAATTCTGCTGGCACCACGCTTCTAAACAGAGCAGATAGAATTTATAACGGTGTTGATACTACTAGTGCTAATGGAGTTGGCGCTACTTTCAGAGTAACCAGAGATTCTAATGGTGTCGTTGATAGCGTAACTATTCTAGAGGGTGGTTATGGGTATGCTGCTACTGACCTAGTAACTATTCCTGGCGGTAAGATTGGCGGTGTTGATATTGCTGACGATATCACTGTCACAGTTTCTACTGTTGAGCAAGCATGGATTACTGGTGGTCTTCAGGGTGAAGAAGCACCTTCTATCACTGCTTATACTGCAGCGGTAGAAGCGATGAAACTCGCTATTAATAACCAGTTATTTGTTAAGGACTTGACACTAACTGGCGACCCACAACCTGGCAATCCTGGTTCTGGTCTCAGTGTATTCGGCACTCCTGGTGTCACTACAAATAATCAAGATACACAATCTTGCTCTAACGTCCAAGCAACTCTAGATACTCTATCAGAGCTCATCTTTACGAGAATTCGTCAGGGTGATATGGTTACTGGCACAGCAACCAACCCTGCACTTCCCGAGATTAACTATGGTAGCGCACCTACATTCCAAGAGAAGTGTAAGCGTGACATTGGCATCGTCGTTGATGCAATCGCAGAAGACCTAGCACTTGGTGGTAACTATAATATTATTCAGGCAACCTTATCTTACTTTGATAGCACTGGTAACACTCTCATTAACAATGGTCTTGCTGGTGAGTTGGCACAATCTGTTACTGCTTTTGAAGAAGCTAGACAATTATGCTTCAAGGCAGTAACTAATCAACTTAATGTAAGAGACTTTGATATTCCAGAGGGTCCTGCTGAATTGGGTGTCCCTGGCCCTAACATTCCAAATGATAATCCAAATGCTTATCTAGATGTAAGAAACAGTATTGATACTCTCTTTAGTGTCCTCATTGACAAACTTAATAATGGCACTCTTGCACTACCAGCAGTTAACTATAATGCTGGGTCTGAATCACTTGCTGGTGAGTTAAACATCAGTGTTTATGCATTTAAGAAGGTCAGAGACCTTGCTATCCTCGCAATGCGTAATTGGAGGACTGGTGATGGCACAGATAATGACCCACTATATGTTAAGGACCCAACTAACCCATTAGACCTTCAAACTGATTTTACTGATGGTTATTTGTCAGGTGATGCAGGTGGCACTCCACGTTGTGCAGATGTAGCATATACTATCGCTACCGAGTTTGATATTCTCATTGAAGCACTTGAAAATACTGGTCCTCTACCTCCTAGAAACAGTGGTAGTGATGAGTATATTGTCAAGTATGCTCCACAGACAGATGATAGTATCACAGTTGATACTAGCAATAACAAGTGTGCTAGCACCAAAGATGCTATTATCGAGAAGATGCGTGTCATTGACAGCATCATCCGTAATGGCGTAGATGCAGAGCCTCTTGTTTCTCAACTTGTCAATACTTCTGAATTTGCAACCAGAGCAACTCTATTCCGTGTTGGTGGTGCTAATCCTCATAACATGGAAACTGGCACACCAGTTAGACTTGTCCCTGTTGCTGCAAATGACAGTGTAGATAAGCGTCTTATCAGACTACCCAAAGGATTTGACACCAATACTAAGTATTATGTCATTGCTCCTGGTAAGATTACACAACCAGAAGATTATTCATCTGGTGGTGCTACTGCACAGTTTAATGATTCTCAGACTTTCATGCTTGCAACTAGCATCGAGAATGCTACTGCGGGTAACTACATCTATTCATCTGAGACAACTAGTATCAGTCCAGATATTAAGATTGAAGTCCATCAGTATCTAACTGATGTCAATTATGACTTACATCGTTATACTTGCTCACTAGTCAGCTCTAGAGTATTTGAAACTACCACAAACCACGTCTTTGATACCGCTATCAATGGTGTCCAAGTCCAACAAGTCTTCTTCTATCCACTAGAAGAGAATCTAGTCAATGGTGAGGCAGTTGGTGCTGCTCTTGATACTCTACCAACTAAGACTTCTGGCGATAGACTGGAGATTGATAGACCATACTATGTTGGTCGCCCAGCAACTTACACTAAGAATAACGAATTCTCGCTATATCTTACTGTCCAGAATGCCATTGATAAGCAGAATGCTGTCCAATTCAACTTCCCAAGTGGACAATCATTCCATGTCTTTGCAACTAAGAAGAGAAGTCCTCTAGGTTATGATCCTGCACAGCAGTGCTGGTATCTCAAGTCTCTAGAGTCTGGTAACGAGATTTACCAGAGAATCACGATGTCTGATGCATCGAGAGGAAGTCTCTATGTCAACAAACCACCTCGCACTCCTGACTCATTCTTCTATAGAGCAGATGACACCAGAGAGAAAGAGGATAAGTCATACAAACTACGTTATGTCATTCCTAACTATCGTGATGATGTTAGAGACCCACTCGAAGGTTTTGCAATCAGAATCAGGACTGACGAAAAGAGAAAACTTCTACCACAGAAACTACTCCTCAAGCCTGTTGCTGCAGGTGTCCAGAAGGATGCTACATTCTTTGAAGAAGGTCCATCACCAAGAGAAAGACTTGGCATATCTGCTGCTCTAACTGAGTATGACCCATACAATCCTACGTTTGCAAAGCGTATTGAGGGCACTAAGACTGAATCTAACGTATCATTCACTATCCAATCTGCTAGAATTAATGATGAAGGATACCTAGAGATGACGGTCTTTGACCATGGTCTAGACCTAGAATCACTCAAGGCAGAGAGATTTGTCACTGTTAAAGTTTCTCAACCTCAGGGTGGCAATGGTGACTTCGTTGAGGGTGCTACTGTTACATGGTATGGTGAGTATACAGGTAGTGCAGTTGTCCACTCTTGGTTTGGCAATGAGAATGTTGAAGGTGGACTAGAAGAGTTTAACTACCTAATTCTTAAGGCAGTCCAAGGTGAATTGGACTTTGATACAAGCACACAGACATTCATTAGACAAACCATTGCAGGTCAAGCAGATGTTACTGCTGAAGTCCTAGATAGACCTAACTTTGGTAAAGAAGATAAGAAGGAATATCTATATGGTGTAGAAGCAGCAAACGTTTATACTATTACTCCTGGTGATGTTATCACGGATGATGCTGCTAGACAGTATAGAGTTGTTAGCGTTGAAGATGTCTCAGACCTAACTGAAACATACTACATCTACAGCATTGAAGAGATTCAGAGAAGAATCCCACGTCAGCAAGATGGTGTTTACTATCTAACAGTTGTCCGTGGTGATATTTCACCTTTACCTCTTGGTTCTGGTATTGGTACAAACTTCAGAAACTTCAAGTTTAGTCAACCTGTATCTAGACTATATCCTCTCACTTATAAGAATGACCCACTACTCTTCCAGTATGATGGTAGTGATGAGCAGGGTGGTAATCAAGATGCTACACTTCTAGACCCACCAGCAGCATCTTGTGCCGCTGACAACTATATTCACGGTCTAGTTACAATTAACGATGCTAAGAATTCTGCTACCAAGGAAGCAATTCTAGACTTTATTCAGAATCCTGGTTCTGGTGAGTATACTTATACTGGCACAAATGCAATCAAGGCACAGACTGGCGCTGCATCTTCAGGTGCGGAAGAGAGACTCATTCCAATCGCAGGTGACTCTGGATTCCCACTAGAGCAAAAACTCTTTGTTGAATTACGTCGTCCATCTATTGCTCGTGCTGGTAACCACACGTTTGAATATCTTGGTTTCGGTCCTGGTAACTACTCAACTGGTTTCCCTGCAAGACAGACAGTTATTCTAACTGATGTCCAAGACTACTATGCACAGTCCAAGCGCCAAGATGCTGGTATCGTATTCTACACTGGTATCAACTCCAACGGTGAATTGTATATCGGTAATCGTAAGATTAACGCTATCACTGGTGAAGAAGAATTCCTAGATGCACTCATCCTAGAGGAAGATGATTCGGAAGATGGTGAATTCGGTAGTCTCGTTACGGTCTTTGAAGACCCCGTAACGTTTGAGAATATTATTACTCTAAATGCTCCACCTAATCTAACTAACTTCTTTAACTCACCTGTCATCATCAACGTTGACCCTGAGTTTGAAGCGAAGATGACTCCTCCTTCACTCAAAATTGTATCACGTCCTGGTGATAGACAAGGTGTAGTCCCTGGTGATGATGATCAACTACTCGATACTACAAGAGCTGGTGACATCTTAATCGATAAGAATAGAGTCAGAGCTGCTATCTTTGACCTCAACCCAAGAGGCACACAGAGATATACTCTCAGGTCTGGTGTTGATAATACCACACCTAACCAAGATACTTCAGGCACAAAAGCAAGATTTAATTCTGCACAATCTATTCAATTTGGGTCTAGTGTCCCTCTATCTGGAGACATCCTATTCAAAGGTGGTGAAGTAGGAAATACTGGCTCACTTGGTTGGATTTATGCTAACTCGTATGTCCCATATACTTTAGGTGCAACTCCTGGTAATGAGTCTGCTATTGATATCACTGGTATTGAATTCTTCCCCAATCTAAATGTTATTAAACTTATCTTCCAAGTTGGTAAGGTTAACTTTAGTAGCACTAATCCAGGTGCATCACTTGGTATTACGCTAACCAGTCAGATTAAGATTACTGGTGGTGAAGGTGATAGACTATCTACGGTTAATGGTGTCCATACTGTATATAATAATGCTGCTGAAGGATATGAATATCTAGAGTCAAACAGTTATGTTTATCTAATCACCGAAAGGTCATCCGAAGCAGTATTGACTGGAAATGCTCCATATCTTGCTAATACTGCTCCAGGTGCTCAACCAAACTTAGAAATTTCTATTGGCACTTCTTCTTGGAAGGAAACAGGTGTTATTGGTGCTGAGGCGCTAAGGACAGAAACCGCTGTATATGGTGATTATAAACTAGGCATCAACACTATTGCTAGAGCAGTTTCTACAGATTATGAAGACGGATTTGTTTCTACTGCAACTTATCCAAGAGCAAACCTTGATGTTGTTGGTAACACATTTATCAGTGGTAGGACTCAAACCACACTATCTGATGGTAGTGGTGGCACACCAGTAGCAACTAAGCACGCATTTATTGTTGGTGGTGACAGTGCAAATCCTGATTCTACTGCTGAATTTAGAGTTACAACTACAACACTATCTCAAGATGGACGCACTGAAGGTGCAACTGCCGATATTGATAACGGTAGAGTTGGTATTAACGTCAATGACGCAGCATTAGATAAAAACTTTGTTGTTTCGGGTGATGCAAGAATCACTGGTGACTTTACCTTTGAGCGTGACATTGATGTTGATGGTGGCGATATTCGCTCTACTGCTGCTACATTCAACATTGCTAATCAGACTAGCACTACATCATTGAATCTCACTGGTTATGCTGTAAATGTAGCGATTGCTGACCTAGCAACGGCAGACCAAACAATCAATATTGGCACTGCGGTAACAGGCACAAGCACACTCAATGTCCACACAGATTCTATCAATTCTACTGTTAATGTAGGCACAGTTGAAAATACTGGTGCTGGAAATGTTTCCAGAATCACTTTAGGTGGTGCATTTGCTAACAAGCAGTCAAGTGTATTTAACATTAAGAATTATCAGACAATCGTTGATGGCATTCTCACTATTAATGGTGGAGAAATCAATACAACATCTCCTGATGGTGAGTTTACTCTCTTCCCATCTGGTATCACCAAGTTAAATATTGGTCTATCAGTTGGTGAGTTGACTCTTGGTGGTGTTGCTGGTGAGACTCAAATCAGAAATGGCATTAGAGTCCAAGGATCTGCATTCTTTGAGTCAGACATGACTCAAAATGGTGGTCTTAAGAATACTAATCTCGGTATCGATAGAAACATCTTCGGCACGATTCGTATTGCTACCTTGGCGAGAAGTAGTAACGTTGCAACGGTAACTACTATTGACCCACACAACTTAACCACTGGTGATACAGCAGAGATTGATTCTAGTGTAGATTCATTCAATACTGTAAATGCAGTATCTCTAACTGTTGTAGATAGCACCACATTTACTTATAGCAATACTGGCAGTAATTTCTCTGCCGCAGCTGCTACAGGTACTGTTATTACTGGTGTTGGTCTCAATCAGTCAACAGGCACACTTGCAAATCTAAACATCGACTTCTTCAGTGTTGTTGATGACTTTAGTGGAGTCGTCAATATCACTACAGTAACTGCTAATAAGATTATTGTTGATGCAAGTGGTCACTTCTTCAATACAAATGAGTCAGTCCAGTTTATTGATATTGGTAATCTAACTGGTGTCAATACGACTTCTACTTATTATATTGAAAGCAGAGATGCTCTAGGATTCGTCCTTAAGGATGTTAATGACAATACCATTACTATTGCTCTACAATCTGGTACCACCGATGCTGGCACTGCTAGAATGGTTATTGCAGAGACAACTGTTGATACAGTTGGTGGTCAACCATGGGGTGATGATTCATATAAGAATCAGATTCTGAATGGTGTCCAGACATACTTGCTACCAATCAGCAATCCATCTGGCATTGGTATCAGTGAGTTGTATTTGGTTGGCACAGAAATTGTGCAGACAGTCAACTTCCCAACAACTTATGTCCCAGATTCTCCTGTCCCATATACCGTTGAGGTTATTAGAGGACAAAGAGGTACCGCACAATCTGCACAACCAGATGGACAAAAGGTTGTAAGATTGATTGAGCAGCAAAATGCTTCTTTCATCTCACCTAACCCAGTCACTGCTCTTGATACTACAATTAACGTTGCAGAATTCTCTGCTGCTATCAAGGCAGGTGACCTATTCCGTCTCAATAAGACGGACTTAAACACTGGTGGTGAATATACAAGAATCACGGTAATTAACCCTGCTGATGCTCAGTCCTTCACTATTAACAATGGTGACTTCGGCACCTCTGTCTTACCTAAGGACCCACTTGAAGTCTTTAAGACTATCTCTACCACTGGTAACACACAAATTAGTGGCGACGTTGTAATCGGTTACGATACTACGAAACCATTCATCAACGCTGCAAATGACCAGAATCTTGCTGATGCTTACGGCAAGACTAATAGTGAAGCAACTGGTGCAACTTTAGAAACAACTGGTGGTGGTAATCTAACGGTCCACAACTCAATCGAGTTGAGTGGTAATACTTCTACTTCTACTCCTGAAAAACAATACTTCGTTATCACTAATGGCACTCTACCTAAATTCTATGTTGAGTCTGCTTCTGGTGACACAAGTCTATACAATGGTGCAGACCTTAAGATTTTCAAAGATTCCTTCTTTGCAACTGGGTCATTCGATAAGAGTAGGACTAACAGTGCAACTAATATCGCACTTGAGGTATTGGGTGCAACTGGTAACACTAAGATTGCTGGCACACTAAGGACTGGTGACGACTTTGCAGTTGGCACACTTGCTAATCCTGCAAATCCTGAGAGTGGAAGCAATGCTCATACCTCTAGATTCACAGTTGATGCACAAACTGGTGACACATACGTTGGTAGATATCTAGAAGTCAACGGTGTATCTTCTGCAAATCCTTCTGCTGCTACTGAGGTTGTCCAAATTAACAACTTGGGCGTCAGTGGTAATAAACCATTCACATTCAGACAAGATGCTTCTATTGAGGCATTCGGTCACGAAAACTTCTACAACGCAAACGGTGGTAGAAAGACGGAGTTTATTTCTACACAGGGCAATACAGATGCAACTGCTGAGTTACTAAGACCCAATCTACAATATCTCGTCATTCCTTCATCGACTCTCATATTGAAGTTGCCTACTGATGCAATCACTGGTGATACAATCAGAATTGTAGATGTTGGTGGTGCCCTTAACTTCGCTAATAATCTAGTTATCAGAGCATCATCTTCTAACGTTAAGGTACAAGGGTCTGACGTTGGCAGTAATTTAGGTGGTGGCAGCGGTCAAGGAGGTGAGTTGGTTGTTAACACTCCAAATGCTGCTTTTGGTCTTATCTTTGTTGGTGACCAAGATTTAGATGGCAACGGTATTCCCGATGCATTCCAAGGTTGGTGGTTAATGGAGATTTAATATATGGCATTTGCAGACGCAGCAAAATATAACGAAGTAAGAAGAATGAGAGGTTTGCCCATTGGGACTATTATCCCATGGGCAGCTGAATCTTCTGCGATTCCTACTGGTTGGTTAGTTTGCAATGGTCGTAATAGTGATATTGATGAATATCCTTTATTGTATGAATGTATTGGTAATGTTTATGGAGGCACTGCAGGGTCAACTTTTAAAGTGCCTGCCTTAACAAATAATCAGAAAGGTATTGTAGACATTTATGAAGGATATTTTTACCACTTATCAAATGGCACGGGTGGCAATGGGTCTTGGAATTATTCTGGTGGAGCCAAACCTGCAAATATAGGTATTCCATCACGTCCTGAATATACAACTAAGTCTGATGACCCATTTTGGAGTTTAGTTGGTGGTGGAAATAATGGTAATGAATCCGCTAATACACAAAGCACTTGGCAATCAACAATTGATTTAGTTGGTGAATTTTCTGGGTCTCCAGATTTCTTAGCAACCTATGATGATATTACCATTACTGAGGGTAGTTATTTTGGTATCTCTATTTACAATTCATATAATTTGATGGATTACCATATGAGTATGCATAGTCATGGTATTGCTAACGAATCTTCAACAGAAACAACAGCATATAATCATGATAGTCCTGGTCAAGCAGTCCGTTGTCCTAGTGGTGGATGGCCTGTTGGTAGCTGTAAGATGGTTTGCACTCAAACTCCTTGTTTGAGAGTCAGAAATGGTCTTAAGTATGCAAATAATAGTGGTCACTTGAATGAGTCTTTTGGTAACTGGTCATCACCAGCTGCAGGTGGGGGTAGTGTCCAACCTGTTCCAGGTGGTGAAACTGCATCGGGTGGTTATTATCCTGGTGATGGTAGATGTGGAGGCAATATGACTTGTGCTTCATTTAGTGGAAATGACAGAATTACCTTCACTAGCTTGTCTAGTGATGAGAAGGCAGATTCTCAACCACATAACCACACATCCAGTCAATTTGACTTTGAAGCAGATTTTTCGGTGACAAGTCCTGGTATTGTTAATAATGTGAAAATAAATACAGTTAAGATTGTTAATTCTTCTGGAGAAAATTTTGGCAATATAAGTGCTACAACAGTTACTCCAACTTTAGATATGGTTTTCATTATCAGAGCATATTAATAAAATGGCAAGTTATTCTTACGAAAAAGGTAAATATGGCGGACCTTGTGGGGCAATCTTCCCATTTTTTAGGCAGATACAAGGAACTTTGCCTACTGAGCAAGATTATGAAGATTTTATTCCTGCTGGATATTTGAAATGTAATGGTCAAATTTTATCTGCTGACCAATTTCCACAACTTGCCGATTTGTTAGGAGTTGGCGAAGCTTGTCTTTATAAGAAAGCTGATATTACATTAGCAGAAAGAAATGACTCGGGCACTGGTGGCACATTTCAACTACCAGATTTAGGCAGTAAATATATTACTACAGCATCTAATCCTGGTATCTATAGTAATGATACTACTCTCAATCCAACAACAAATTTGGAAGTCCAACGTGCTGGTATTGCAGTACAACTTGCTTCAAACGGTGATGAAGTTGATTTCACATATACAGGTGAATTCAAAGCAAATGGTGTATCTTCATTGAATTTTGTTGGTGTGTGGAGGACAGTTTCTCCTCCAAGTAAAACACCTTCGACTACACTTCAAATTGGTAACTTTATTGCTCATGGTCATAGAGGTACACACACTATTGGTCACTCCATTAACCTAAATAACCAGGGTATGGCAACTGGGTCTTGGGCTGGTGCTTTTTATGGTGGTGGTATTTTATGCTATCAACCAGCAAAAGTTATATGTACTGCTGACCAAAACTATGGCGTGACTTTTGTTTCTTTAGACATTACAGAATCTGGTACAGAATCTCAACATACACACTCATTAGGTAGTGTTAACTTGAGCACATCATATAGTGGCAGTATTCCTTCTACTACTATGACAGCATCTGGTTTGACAACCACTGTCAAAATGAAGACGAAAAATACTTTTAAAATGGATGATATTGCACCAAAATTCATTCTCTGTGAGTATCTAATCAAGTATTAAAGACCTATGGCAATCACTATTAGTTCACTGACTCCAGCGGAACCTATTGTTGTAACTGAGGGAGATACTATCAACTTTGCTGTCACAGCAAGTGACGATGGTGGTGCTACTTTATCATATGAGTGGCAAATTTCTAATGATGGGGGAAGCACTTATTCTGCTGCTGGACTAACTGGAAATACTAATAGTTTCTTTAATTTAGGACCAGTAGATAGCGGTGTCAATGGAATCTTTGTGCGTGTTGCCATCACTAATGGTGTTGATACTATATTCAGTGACCTAGACCCCGTAGGTACTAGGTCTGTCACTGTTACTGCTGCTCCAATTATTTTGGCATTGGTTGAAGGCACAGTGGATGATTATCCTGTATCAGAAACTATCGATGTTAATGACCCATTTGATTTTACAGTAACATCATCTCTACAAAATGCAGATATCTCGACAACTACTAATGTAAATAATATTACTATTGTTTGGCAAGAGAGCACGGATGATGGTAGCACTTGGACAAATATTACTCCTGGCGGCGATTATACTGTAACCACAACAACAGAGTTATTTTCTACGGGTAGCACGACTGCATACTATAGAAAATCTACTCTTACTGTAACTAATAGTGGATATTCTAGAAATTTATATCAATATAGGTCTAGAATAAGTTATACAGGTGCATCCAATACTCCTGTAGATACTGCTGCAATTCTTTTGTATGTGCAACCAGTTATTAGTATCTTTAAGCAACCTGGCGTTGACCCTCTAGACACAGAAACATTCCAATGCTATAAAACTGGTATTGCAAATAGTGGTCAATTAAGAGTAAGTGTAGGCGCTGTTTCTACTGCTGGACAACCATTATCATATGAATGGCAGTTATCTGTAGAAGATGCGAATGGATTCCCAGAACCATGGGCAGTTGCTGATGATGGCACATCTGGCGGCACTAATCAGGGAGGAGCATTAACAAACTCATATAGATTGAAGAGTGGCACCAATCACACATCACCTGTTTTAGAGTTAGATAGATTTATTTTTTATAATGTAATTGCATTTAGATGTCAAATTACTGGGTCCGCATCTGAACCTCCAGTAACTACAAATACTTATTATGTTTATCCAAATGACGTGCAAACTGCACCAGTTTTACCAGCGTCATTTCAAAACATTGAAGATAAGTATGGTAACATCACAAACAGAGACATCTATCCCGATCCTGAGCAAACGGCATCAATCATTGGCGAATTAAATATCGCTAGAAATACTGGACAGAATGGGGATGTCCAGATGGTCATGCAACGTCAAAACCCAGGTGAAACCACTTGGAATGATGTATTGACTGGCACAGAAGAACCTACAGAAGATTTTCTGGTATCATATACAGCATTTCCAACAAATGATGTTGAAAATGTTGAGTTAACATATGAAACTCCCCCACTTAGAGTTGCTGATGATGATGGTGCTAAGTATAGAGTTAAAGTAACATCGTCTGCGGTTTGGACTGGTAGTAATACGTCCAAAACATTAACAGAGTTTTATTCAAATGAAGCAACGTTAAACGTATATCGCACAGTATACATTTCTAACCAACCATCTGATGCTTCTGCGTTTCCAAATGAAGGTGCTGCTTTCTCTGTAACTGCAACTCCATCTAGTGGCACTGCTAATGATATTTCATATCAATGGCAGTATAGTACAGACAATGTAACATTCACTAATCTCAGTAACGGTGGAATTTATTCTGGTGCTACTACATCGTTGCTTCAAATTTCTTCAGTGCCTTCAACTATAACATATCCCCACTATAGATGTGTGCTTTCGGTACCTAATCAATTAGCATCGGTAACAACTCAATCGGCAGAGTTATATGTAAAACAGGATTTATTTACATCTATTACAAATTTAAATGACCAACAAGTAGAAGAAAATTCTGTAGTTTCTTGGACTGTAGTTGCTACATCATTGTCTGCTTCTGCTCCTTCATATCAATGGGAGAAGAGCACTAACTTTGACCCAAATAATGCTGTACAAGCAACTTGGACTGCTATTACTGGTGAGACATCAGCAACATTTAATATACTTAGTGCGGCATTGTCTGACGCTGCTTTCTATAGATGTAAAGTTACCAGCTTTGGTGGCACAGTGCAATATACTAATGCGGCACAACTATCAGTTACTGCACTAGTTATTAGTATTTTGACGAATATCGCCACCACTTATGAAGTATTGGAAGGAGTAGGCGGAGGCCAAACATTTGAGACAGAGGCACTTGCTTCTAATAGTGGAGTAATTACATATCAGTGGGAATACCAACAACCTGGCGGGTCATTTCAAGCTGCTGGTAGTGGATTTAATAATTCAGCATCTAATACTAGATTTTATACACCAGATGCTTTTATTAGAAGTGAAAATGGCATTAAATTGAGATGTAAAATTACTGCTGATGGTATTCCAAATCCTGTTTATACCAATGAATGCACTATCACAGTTAACAGAAGATTGACATATGTGAAGGCACCTGATAATCTTTCAGTTACTATTGGCACGACTCTAGTTATTGACATCAACCCATCATGGACTGGAGGCGTGCCATCATTTCAATGGCAAGATGGCGGCAGTAATATTAGTGGAGCAACAGGATCTTCACTCATTATTCCAAATATTGATGCATCATATAATGGTAAAGTTTATAGATGTGAGATTACATTAGCAGATTGTAATCAATATGCATACACAGAAAATAATGCTGTGGTGGTGCAAAATGTTAGTGCAACAGACTATACAAAAACTATCACTATTGCTACACAAACTGCTGCGTCAAAACCAACGTATTACAGTCAACAGACTGAGAAGTCAGGAGCATCTATTGGCACAGTTATTTGTATTCCCAAACCTCCAACTTATGTAAATAACCCTGCTGCTACAAATGATGACCGTCCTGATTGGGGAATTGGACATCACGGTAGAGTTCAGAGTAATGGAACGACATCTTCAGCAGCGACTAGTGGAACAATATATAATGCTAACAAACCAAGTTGGGTGGATGATTCAGCAAATGGACCTGATAATTATAAATCAGCAAAAGCATTGGATTCTGAAAATAGATTTAAAGGATATATTGAGCTGAGAGGTCAAGAATTATATGCTTCTGAATTTCCAGAATTGGCGAGAATGTTGGGTAATACATATGGCGGTACTATTACTGGCACATATCCAAAATATAATTCTTCAGATACATTTAGAGTGCCACTTACATATGCCAAGAAATTAATGGGCACGGGTAACGTCAGCGGTAACTCTGGTAGTGTTTCTGTAATTCCTGAATATGCACCTGATGATTCATCTGGTGGTGATAAGCTAGTGCCAGGATCTATGGGTGGTGTATATAATTACGTTAAATCTGCTCAGCTTCCACCAGGGTCAACTGGCATTACTGGTGACCCAGATGGCACAGCAGATGGTAGTATTAACGCAGAGACATTTACTATCGGCACATTCCAGACAAACGGTTGGGAAACCGTAGAAGGATTTGTGCAACCCACATTTTCTGGCACAGTTACATATACATTGCCAGGTGCTGGAGATGCTGCTACAGCAAACCCAGTACACTCACACAGTGCAGTCTCGATTGGCGCACTGGATAATTATTATGCAGTTAATAGTGGTTGTAATGGAAACAATCAGTGTTTGAATACATGTGGTTTCCCAGGATCTTTTAGACCTACTGCTGGCGGTGCTGGCGAGATTATAGAAGGTCCATATGGATTATCAGATTCTACTGCTGGTCAGTTACATACACATACTGCAACTGGTCTGAATGGTAGTTTTGATATGGTCACAGATGCTGGTATGATTATCAGCGATACTACAGCAAGAATGAATTTACAATCTAAACAGTTATTTGATAATGCTACTAGTTTCTATCTCAGAAACAATGAAGCAATTCCTGTCAATGCAGCATACTTTAGATTGAGATACATGATTAAAGCATACTAAATACTTTTATCCCTAGGAATTCACGATGGCAATCAAAGTTGGTGATCGCGTAATTACTCTGCGATTACAAAGGCAGTCACATTACGGAGATCTCGTAGAAAGATATATTAACTACAATGGTAGTAGGTTAGATCTTTCGGAGTCGGAGTTTAATGATTTCTTATCAAAAATGCCATCTTTGTGGAATTCTGATAAGGATAAATTAACTTATTTTGTACTATTTGAAGACAAGTCATATCTTGCACAAAGATATAAAGAAGTATATAACTTTGGCACTAGGGAAACAGAAGAAAAGTTATATAATTTTGATGAAGCAAATGAGACAGAATTGAATGCATTTGTTGCTTTCATTGCAAATTATTATACTGCATTAAAACTACAAAGGACTGAGAATTTCTATGAGTCTATTGTAGAGAAAGTTGCTGATGTTTCATACATGAAGTATCAGTTGCTAGAAATGAGAGCAAAACAGTTGAAAGAAACTGATTATATTGTGCTACCTGATTATCCAATCAGTGACGAAGAGAAGCAACAATGGATTGCATATCGTCAAGAATTGAGAGATATTACTAATCAACAAGCGTGGTTAGATAATAATTTCCAATCTGTGGTAGTCCCTGTAAGTCCTAGACCTAAGGACCAAATTGTTGATATGTTTAATATGGTTGGTAGTGCATATGCAAATGCTGCTGATTTGCCACCATCACTATTAGAATCTGTTAAGGAAAACATTGACGGTCTTGGTATCAGTGGTATTATTGAAAAGTGGACAGAAATTACACTTAAGGTTGAGATTCTTAAGGGTATTGCAAGCTTGAAAGTGCCTGAAGGATTAACCACTGATGAATTAACTGCTATCGATCAATTAATTCCTCATGGTGCTACTGATTTAGTCCCAGAAGACCAACTAGAGAATCTAGATGCTGCTACTAGAGGTCAGTTAGATAATTGGAATGATTATCTAAGGTCCGTAGATGATAAAGTTGATGCTGTAAATGCTAAACTTCAAGAGCTTTCTGCTAACTTTACGCTATCTGATGTCATTCAGAAAATTGCAGCAGACATGAAAGAAAAAGCAGATGCTCATGATGCTGCTGTTGCTGCAAGTAGATTACTTGAAGACTTAACAATCGATGATATTACGGGTGAAGAATGATGAATTTTAACGAAGATTATTTCTATGTAGAGTCTGTTTTACATCAGTTATCTAAGAAATCTGGTGGACCTGTAATGTATATGAGAGCAGATGGTCCTAAGTCAGTGACTGATGCTGCACAATTAGAAGATATCTGGGATTTTTACATTGGTAAGTGTCCTCTAGATATTATCAATGCATTAAAGTCTAGGGGAGAAGTTTACTATTATCCTAGGACACAGACAGCAGCAGATAATGCTTTCCACGACTGGTTTCCTCAAAAGAAACAGTTGTTAGATGAGGAAATGGGATATTACATTTATGCTGAGGTTATAAATGTATCTGAGGGAGTGCATAATGTGAATGGGTGATAACTATGAGTCTATATTCTGGTAAAGCGAAACAATATATCACTAATCTATTTGGAAAGCACAACGTCAAGTTAGAATTTGAAAACCCACAAGAATTATCTAATGCTCTAGAAGATGTCATTAGAAATTCTGTAATACTTCATATTGCATCATCAAAGAAGAGACTTTGTGGTGCGGAGATGAAAGAGTATGACGTATTCAAGCGAGAGTATCTCTCTAATATCAGAGGGTATACTTATGCGTGGCTGGGTATTCTAGCAGACGAAAAGATTGCCACTCAGATACAATCAATTAAGAAAGCGTATTATTACTTTGATGGATTGCTTGACCTAGCATCTCCATGGGCAATTTCATATATTCAGAATACTAATTCTATTGAAGGGTATTACTATTCATTCTCAGAGAAGAATCTTTTGGGTAAAGACTCTGAATTTGTTGAGCAAGTATATGATAGTATGGAGTTATCCGAGAAGAGTAGAGTATTTCTACGAAATCTGAGAGATACCAATCCAGACACGTTTAGTGTGCATTACTTAGCATTTGATACTAATAATATCCCTAGAAAGATGGGATATAGGAGCACTGTTGGTGATGCAGTAGCAAGTAACTTAGAAGATGTGTATGGTGATTACATGCATATGCCACAGGTATTTGAGTGTCTTGAAAGAGCATCTGATTACTCTACAGAGGTAGGATTTCAATTTACACCAACTAAAAATTATTTTGGTATTGATATCAATGTGGTGAATGATGATGTGATGGGTTGTGTAGATGCTATGCAATCATTAGGTATCATTGGTGATGAAGAATCTGCATACATGAAGACATTATTTGTGCAGGGATTGGAGAGAGATATTTCTAATGTGACCTGGAAGTTTAGGTGGTCATCTCCAACAAAATTTACAATCAAACAGTATAATTATTACGATAGGGACAAGCACCCACGATTTGTTTGACAAAACCTCTAGGATGCTATATACTGTTGTGGCAAGGAGAAACCAATGACGACCCCCAACTGGCAACATCACTCAAAGAAGGACCAGAAGCGTCATCTGAAACCACAAGCAATGCGCCAAGCAAAAGCAAGGCGTCAAGCACTCAAGCGCAAACTGACATTATCAAAATGACGCATTATGATAGACTGATGGACCGTATTTCATCAGAAATTTATTTGTTTTGGGAAGATGGTAAAAAAGGATTTGATTGGGATGAGGGCTTGGCAGAAGAAAAATCTTATGCTATACTCAAACTGGTCGAAGAGTTTCAACAAACTAGAGTAGATTTGAAAAAAACACGATGGCGAGCTTCAGATTAAAAATATTTGATAATTACTCGCCCGATGTGGATGCTATCAGACAACATGCCATAGAAGATACATATTATCCACCAACAGTAAATGATTGGTGGTTAGGATTTAGGTCCAGAATGTATACTGATAAAGAAAATAATGTTGTTGGTGAATTGTGTAGACATATTGTCACAGATTTAAATAATCAATTTTATCGTGGCAATAAATTTAAATTTGAGGGATACTTCCACTATTGTCCATTAGTATCTCAACAGTTTGCTGGTCCTGAGGTATGGGAAACTCTTCGTTTTCATCGTGATTACAAATCAAACTTTGCTGGTCTATATTTTGTAGCACCAAATCCTACTGAATATTCAGGCACATCATTCATTAAAGATGGTGAGGAGCATAAAGTTGATAATGTATACAATCGTTTGATTATGTTTGACTCAAAAGTTTTACATGGTCCACAAGACTTCTTTGGTGATGATATCACTGATGCAAGACTAAATTTTGTTTTCTTTTCAGAAAAGGTATTTGACTTATATGGCACTAACTAAATCAGTTGAAGATTCACTCAACGAAGCATCTGCACATTTACGCAATGCACTTGCATTTGCTGCAAGAAATGAGCGACCAGTTATTTGCAACCAAATTGCAAAAGTTTTGAGTGATATTGATGGTATCGGGTCTATGGAGACTATTTTTGATACTCTAGAAGAAAAAATTGCAGAGATGGAAGACGATGATTAGTAGACATGAATTGATGCACCATCGCCTACAAGCATGGTTGCGTGAAAATAGTTGTGATGAGTTAGAATATCTGGGAGTCCGCCCAGATATTACTGGTGAAGATAATCACTGGTATCGTATTGGATCACATGAAGTAACCGTAGATTGTATTGAAGATATTGAATTAGTTGGACCTGTTGATGAAGAAAGTCAAAACTACGCCTGAAAACGTAAGAGAAGCACATGAAGCATTGTTTCATGTTACAATGAATCTCCCTGAAGCTGCAGCACACTGTGGCATGACAGAAAAAGAAATGAAGATGACATTCTGGGAGTATCTAAAGTATAACCCACCATCATATAATTATGACACAGAGACAATGGCAGGAAGTATTCACGATAGTGAGGCGTGAGCAAAAGAAATATTTGCAGTTTTTTGATGAAGATAGATATAATGAATTAACAGACATTCTAGATAACTTGTATGATTATGCCTACCCTTCAACCCAACGACAGAGTTAGATTCTTAGGATGCTCACGCGAGCAGCAACAATGGGGAAACAATGATTTTCCACCGTGTATTGTTGGTCGTGTGTATACTGTAACGGATGTTGAAGTCCATTCACAGCACACTAAAGTATCTCTCAAGGGTATGGTTGGTAAGTTTAACTCAGTTTGTTTTATGTTGGTAAATCCTAATGACGAGTGAGTTATTCAATCAGCAAGGATATTTACATATTCCCAACTTTATTGATGAGACTACTATGTCGTTGTTGAAACACTATTTGTTTCTACGGATTAAGGCAGGACATTCAAATTATTCTGCTTCAGAAAAACAAGATTTCCAAGCACCATTCTCTCATTCATTCTATGCTGATCCATTGTCAGAAACTATATTGGATAAGAGTGCAAAAGCAATATCATCTTACATTGGTGAAGATGTAGTCCCGACATATGCATATACTAGAATGTATGGTCGTGGCGATGAGTTAGTAAGGCATAGAGATAGAGAAGCATGTGAAATCTCTGCTAGTCTACACATTGCCAGACCAAAAGGTAGTGAAATAAGTCCATTGTATTTCAGTAAGAATGGAGATGGTAGTGATGCTACGTCTGTATTATTAGAGTCGAGTGATATTGTTATCTACAAAGGATGTGATATCTGGCATTGGCGAGAAAAGTTTGAAGACCACAAGTGGTATCTACAAATGTTTCTACACTATGTCAGAAAAGATGGTCCTAACAAAGGACACATATATGATAAAAGACCCATGCTAGGCATCAGAAAATGAAACCACCGATACCAAACATATTGATGCTTGTGACGCTTTTCGTACTGACCCTCGCTACCATCGTGGCGGGGTATTTTCATGGTAACATGCATCTGTTGACCACTCTGAAAAACGCCACGTCATGAATATGAAACTCATTCATCCTTCTGACCCACTGTATTTCAAACAGTCATCAGATGCTCCATATGATAGACATGACTATAAATTGTTTTTTATTAATGGTAAAGTAGAGACACATAAATCATGGGAAAGTTTACAATCAAAATGGTTTAAATCTCCATCACAATTTTTGTCTCATGTAGAGGTGCTAGATAAGAAATCTAAAGGCAAAGGATTCTAATGCCAACACTATTCATTTTTTCATTTGTTATATTACTTGTCGTTACTCTTGAAACCACATGGCCTATCAAAAAGAGGAAATAATTGCTGCTCTCGTTAAAGAGTATGAATGGTTATGTCATGATGACTTTGACCCAGACACAGACCCCACTCCAGAGGAGTACCTTGACAGCATCAAGGATATGTCCTATGATGAGTTGGTAGAGGAGACCCAGACCGACGACCTCTTCACCCTTGACAATTTCATGGATGCTTACTCATGACCTACCAAGCTGAAGTACAGTTTAAGTTTGATGCTACGTTCACTCCCACCTATGGTAGTGGATTTGGTTCTACTGTTGTTGATGACTACATTCCCGAAGAGCACTATCTGATTACTGCTCCTGCTGCTGATCTCAATGCCACTCAGTATTTCAAACTGTTTGAGAAGTTCATGCTCTGTGTGGGTATGTGTCCTGCTAGTATTCGCTCTGGTGCTATGTCGTTGGTCTTCAATGATTATGTGAATGAAGAAGAGCAGCGTAAGGTCTGTAAAGAGTATGAGATCACGATGGATGAAGACCTTGAAGAGAAGTTCAAGGAGTGGAAGCTTCGTGATGAAGAATGGGCACGACTGAAAAAGGGTCCTATGGGCACGGTAGAAGAATTTGAAGATAGTGCAAACGGAGTAGTATAGTGAATCTTACATTTAGACAATACGTTTTGTTGTTATCAGCAATCACAGTGTTTTATGATGAGGTTGCTAAGACTGATAATTCTGAAATGAAACACGAAATTATGCAACTTGCTGATATTATTCAAGAGTATGCTGATAGGAAGCAAAGAGCAGATGAACGACGAGAAAAACTATCATGATGAAACATCGATGACTTACCCTGACGAAAAGTTTCAAGAAGAACTTTCTAAACAGAAAGTATTTGATGCTGATAAGTTTGCGGTGGAAAACAGTATGGTAAGAAATCATCGTATCCTTGACCGATACAACATGTTCTACAATACAGAAGTTTCTGGTCTCACTTGGGGCACACATATCACACCAGAGTTTCAACAAGCAATGGCTTTAGAGTGTATGCTTGATGCGTTGAGGTATGAGAACTTTAACCATGAGTTTGATAGTATCCCTACTGCTGACATTAACGCACTGATTGAAGGATTGTATCAACAAGGAAAGGATTATCTTGAACGAGTGAAACAATGACTGAAGAAGAACAGAAACTTTATGATGTGATTGCTGACTGGTGGGATGATGTTTTCACTCGTCCACAAAACCCAAAGACAATCAGAAACGATTGTATTATTGACCTAGCACATGCTATAATGGATCTCAAATACAATAATGTACCTTTAGGTGCTGATCCATACAATCTTCGTGGTCGTCAACCTATGGAACCTGTGAGGAAACAAAATGACACCTGAGGACAAGTATGCTTTCAAAGAGTTTCTGCGTGGTTTTGGTGTCTTTGCTAGTGCCTCTGCGGTCTTTATTGTTATTATGCTTGTACTAGCACACTTTTCCTCTGGTGGCAAACCAATCAATGAATCATCTTTTGAGGTGGTTGATAAGTATAAAGAGTGTGATGTAGTAAGATACGCACCACACCAAGTTGCTGAGTACAAGTATTTCCTTTATTGTGAGAAGAATAAATGAGTATTCCTAATTTCCAATCTGAAGAGCACCAACACGAGTTTGAAGATCTATTTGAGTATAAAGCAAGCACCTACATCAAAATGATGGACAAGGTGAAGGATATGATGTATGGTTCATCCACCACATATAATAATCTCCCTGGTGCATGTCAAGAGGTGTTGCGAGACATCACACAATCTCTCATCTATGATACAGAGTATGCATTCAAGGATGCTCACCCAGAGTATAAGAACAATGAAGATGAACTCTTCATTCCGTATCGTAGTTTCAAGGAGAATGTATTAGAAGCACTCAATGAAGCACTCACACCATATGAGTTGCAATGGAAGAATGAGTGTGATACCCTTGCTTGTGCAGACCACTTGACTGATGAGTAATGGGAATGTTTGATTATTTCAGGTCATCATATGACCTAGGAAAAGAATTTACAAATGTAACATGTCAAACTAAAGACATTGAAGATGGTATTGGTGGCACAATGTCTGACTATTGGTTAGACCCACATGGTTATTTGT